ATTATCAATTTTTGATAGATCGTTACAATAACTCTACAACTAATAACCAGGTTATCAATAATATCGTTAAATTGATATTTGGTAAAGGATTAGATGCAAGAGATGCTTCACGTAAACCGGGTGAATATGCACAAATGAAAATGCTTTTTAGTAAAGAAACTACTAAAAGAGCAGTAACTGATATGTATTTATTAGGTCAATGTGCATTACAGGTTATTTATGCTAAAAATAAAAAGACTATTGTTGATGTTCAGCATATGCCGGTTCATTTATTAAGACCTCAGAAATGTAATAAAGAAGGAATTATTGAGAATTATTACTACTCGGATAATTGGGATAAATTACGAGATTTTCCCCCTACATTAATACCATCATTTGGTAATGGAGATAGAACATTAGAGATATTAATGATTGGTAATTATACTATCGGTCAAAAATATTTTAGCAGCGTTTCATATTTGGGCGGGATTTCTTACGCAAAGCTTGAGGAGGATATTTCGGAGTATTTAATTTCATTAGTTGAGACAGGGTTTACGCCTCTTAAAATCATAAATTTTTCAAATGGCGTACCTCCAGAGGATCAACAAAGAACTATTTATGATTCTGTAATAAGTCAAACAACAGGAGCAAGTGGTAAAAAATTAATCGTTTCTTTTAATTCAGATGAAACTAAAAAGACTACTATTGATTCAGTTGGATTAGATAATGCAGCAAGTCAATATGAATATTTATCTAATGAAGCAAGAGATAAAATATTGTTATCTCACGGAGTAACTTCTGGATTGTTATTTGGTATTCACACTGCAAGTGGATTTAGTTCTAATGCAGACGAATTAAAGACTGCATTTGTGTTATTTGATAACAATGTAATAATACCTAATCAGGAGCAATTTTGCGATGGTATAGATAAGATATTAGCTTATAATGGTGTTAGTTTAGATTTAACATTTAAACCATTAAATCCTTTAGTTGATGCAATGCACCCTGAAGATTTAGCACCTGTTAAAATGAGTGAAGAAGTACACGATCATTTTGATATTGATTCTTTAGAAGGAGAGTCAATAAATGAAGAATGGGAGTTAGTAGATAAAAGAGAATATTCAGATAAAAATATATCTATTGAAGATTGGGCGAATGGATTAATAGTTGAAAAAAAAACAACACTTCAAAAATTAGCTGATATAATTAAATCTAATCCAAGTGCTAAAAGTTATTTGGACCAAGATACTTATAAAGTGCGTTATGAATATTCAGAAATTGCAGGAACTGATAGAACTAAATCAAGAGGTTTTTGTAAACAAATGATGTCAAGAACATCAAGCGGAGTTGTTTATCGTAAAGAAGATATTGACCAGGCATCATTTCAAGGAGTTAATAATACATTTGGTCACGAAGGTCAAAATTATTCTTTATGGTTATATGTTGGAGGAAAATATTGCCATCATTTCTGGAGTGAAAATTTATATAGATTGAAAACAAAAACAGATGGTACACCATATAAAGATAAAGCATTATCTTCAAGTGAGGAAGTTAATAGTATTGCAGGATATAATCCAAATCCAGCAGGATTAGAAATAGCTAAAATTGCACCAATTAATAGACCTGGTAGAGGAGAATATCCACAATAATATAAGATATGGCAAAAGCACTTTTTATAACTGATAAGGAATTAAAACAAATGACTGTTTTAAATGGAAATATAGATCCGGATAAAACAAAACAATTTGTAATAATAGCACAAGATACGCATATTTTTAGCTATTTAGGTTCAAGATTATACGAAAAGATTAATAATGATATTGTTACCGGTTCTTTAAGTGGTAATTATTTAACTTTATTAAATGATTATATAAAACCTATGACAATACAATGGTCAATGGTGGAGATATTACCATTCATTTCTTATACTATTGCTAATAAAGGAGTCTTTAAGCACAATTCAGAGAACAGTACAGGAGTTGAAAAGTCAGAAATTGATTATTTAGTTGAGAAGCAAAGACAAATAGCACAAAATTATACTCAAAAATTCATTGATTATATGATTGTAAACTACACTTTGTTCCCAGAATACTATTTAGCAGAAACAGGAGATCAAATTCCGTTTATGAGTGCTAACTTTGGAGGTTGGTTTTTGCCACAAACAACAAGTTTTCCCGATAATGCAGCAGGAGATTTTAGATATAAAAACGATTAAGATATGGCTTTAGACTTTACACACATAAAAGGGGATTCATTTGAAGCAGTAAATTTTGCATTACTTGTTAATACGGTGGCTTTAAACTTAACTGGATGTACATTACGTATGCAATTAAGAAAAGAGTATGGGGGAATAGTTTATTTATCACTTACATCGGTTGCAAGTGCAGGTATAACAATTACAAATGCTGCAAGTGGTTTATTTAGAATTAATAAACAAATAATTAATATTGATGCAAATAATTATATTTATGACATTGAATTAATAAAAGCAGATGGCACTGTTAAGACTTATATAAGTGGTAATTTTTATGTAACTAATGACGTAACAAGATAGTAATGGCAAACGATATAATAGATATTAATGTTTACGAAACAACTGAAACGGTTGCAATTACTGTAGAACCGAATTTAACTACTGTAAATATTAACCAAGTTACAAGTAGTGGCGGTGATACAAATTTAGGTTATACGCCAAGCCCTACAAATGGGATAGTAACAAGCGATACAGGAACGGATGCTACTATACCTTTGGCTGATGATACAAATGCAGGTTTATTAACTCCTGCTGAAAAGACTAAAATAGCAAATTCAGTCCCATATACAGGAGCAGTATCTGATGTTAATTTAGGAGAGTTTGGTATTCAATTAGGAAATTTAGAGTTTGATAATACACCAACTAATATTCCTACTACTGCTGGTTCTATGTACTACAATGATACAGATGGAACATTAGACTTAATATTAAAAGGTGGAAATGTTACATTACAAATAGGGCAGGAACAAGTTGTCAGGGTAGTTAATAAAACTGCTACAAACATAACATTATTAGAAGCTAATTACCAAGCGGTAAGACTAACTGGGGTGCAAGGTCAAAGATTAAAAGTTGATTTAGCACAAGCTACAACTGATGTTTCAAGTTCCGAAACTATTGGATTAGTTACTGAAACAATAGCAAATAACGCAGAAGGTTTTGTAACCACAAGTGGAATAGTTAGAGGTATTAATACAACAGGTTCTTTGCAGTCAGAAACTTGGTTAGATGGCGACATTTTATATTTATCACCAACAGTTGCGGGTAGAATAACAAAAGTAAAACCAACTGCTCCGAATCATTTAATTATAATTGGATATGTAATTTCCGCCCACATAACACAAGGAACTATTTTTGTAAAGGTCGATAATGGTTATGAATTAGATGAATTGCATAATGTAAAGATAACAACTGCTGCAAATAATGATGTTTTAGCTTATACTTCTGCAACTGATATTTGGGAGAATAAAACTGTTGAAACTGCTTTAGGATATACACCTGTTCAATCAAATACTGCAATAACTGGAGCTACAAAAACAAAAATAACTTACGATGCAAAAGGATTAGTTACAAATGGAGCAGACGCTACTACTGCTGATATTGCTGACTCAACAAATAAGAGATATGTAACTGATGCTAATTTAGTTGTTATTGGCAATACAAGTGGAACTAATACAGGAGACCAAGATTTAAGTACTTACGCATTATTAGCAAGTCCAACATTTACAGGAACAGTAGTATTGCCAAGTACAACATCAATCGGAAATGTAACAAATACTGAAATAGGCTATTTGGATGGTGTTACAAGTGCAATTCAAACTCAAATTGATGGTAAATTAACAATTCCAGTTTGGCAAGACTTTACAAGCACGCAAATTGGATGGTCAAGTACAACAACTTTTTTAGTTAGATATATGGTAATTGGTAAAATGGTAACTGTTTACTTCAGAGTTACTGGAACATCAAACAGTACTACAACAACTATAACAATGCCTTTTATAAATAATGGAACAAGTAATATAACTATATTGACAACTGGTTTAAATGCTGGCGGAGCAGTAATTGCAAATAGTACTATTGCAACTGGAAACAATGTATTATCAGCAAATTATTTCAACACAATTGGCTCTACTACTGCTTTTACTGCAACTGGAACAAAACAAATAGCTGGAACAATAACTTACGAAATACCATAACAATGACATATAGTAGATACAACGAAGATTTTTATTTTGTAGGTTCAACTTACGGACAACCAGAAGACAACTTATGGACAAACATAGCATATGTAGATTCATTTATTAAGCCAAGATTTATTAATGGTGCTTGGATTGAAGGAGCAACTCCAGAAGAGTTAGCAGAGGCAAAAAGAGAAGAGAACAAACAAAAAGACTTGGCTTGTTATAATGAACTATTAAAAACAGATTGGTATTTTATTCGCAAACAAGATACTGGAGAAGATATTCCACAATATATAATTAATGAACGAAATCTAATTAGATTAAAATATGCACACTAATTTAGATAAAATATTAAATAAATTTATATCACGTAAATTAATGGTTTTTATCATTGCTTGTTGTGGCTTATTTGCAGGTGATTTAACGTCTCAAGATTGGGTAGTAATAGCAACTGCTTATGTAAGCATTCAAGGATTTACAGATATAGTTACAAAATTAAAAAGTTAAAATGGAGTCAATGAAATTATATATGCTTAATTCGTTAGCATTGGTTATTACGTTTACTAACGTAGAAAATATATTAAAATTAACTCTTTTAGTGTTATCTATTATATATACAGGTGTTAAAATTTACGAATCATTTAATAAAAAAGTAAAAGATGAAACTGGACAATAAAGGCTATATGTTAATTTGTGAGTTTGAAGGTTTTAGTGCTAAACCTTATTTATGTCCTGCAAAATTAGCTACAATTGGATATGGTAATACTTTTTATGCAGATGGTAAAAAAGTGACTATGATAGATAAGGAAATAACTAAATCGGAAGCATTTGATATGTTTAAAGACATTGCAGATAATTTTGCTAAAAAAGTTTCTAAATGTGTTACGCAACCTTTAACACAAAATCAATTTAATAGTTTAGTTTCATTTGCTTATAATGTTGGAGTAGCAAATTTTATGAGAAGTACATTATTAAAGAAAGTAAATAATAATAGATTGGATCATACTATCCGGGACGAGTTTTTAAAATGGGATAAAGTAGGAACAAAAAAATTAGCAGGTTTAACTAAAAGACGACAAATTGAAGCAGACAATTATTTTACTATTTAGTATATTACTAATATCTTGTGGAACTCGTAAAGTAGTAATCCAAGAAGTTAAGAAAGATTCTTTGTCACAAATAGTTACTAAAATTGTTACAAAAGAAGATATTAAAATTGAAACTAAAAACGATGTTGTAATTGACGAGTTTATAATAACTCCATTAGATACTTGTAAAGATATTGTAGTAAATGGAATAACGTACAAAAACGCTGTTTTAAGCTACAAAAAGACAAAAGATAATACTATACAAGTACAAGATATAAAAGTGTTTAAAATAGAGGATAAAGAGCAAATAGTAAAATCTACAATAATAGAAAAGAAAAAAGAAATAGAGAGAAAATCAAATCCAATGCTAAATCTATTGTGGTTATTAATTCCACTTTTTGCTTATGCTATTTATAAATTTAAATTAGTTTAACAGATTATAATCTGTTAAAAAATTAATTTAATATACCCCCCCTAAAAAACAAACTTCAAAATAGGGGGTATACCTTTTTTATTAAATTTTTTGAAAAAAAAATAATATATATATAAAAGAGTATATAATAATAGTAGGAATTTTCCTATTGTTAATAAATATGTTATTTTGTATTTGTATTTACTATACATTTGGCTTATGATAGAAGAACAATTATTCAAGATATTAAAAGACCAACTATTCTCTGATTTATTAAAAGCAAAAAATCAAATGTCCAGATGGGATTGTTATTCACCATCTAAAAAATACCGTATTGAATTAAAGTGCCGGAAGGTTCACTATCCAACTCTTTTACTTGAAAAGAAAAAATTTGATGCAATGATCCTGGAATCTGCAAAGCACAATGATATTCCATTATATATTAATTCAACTCCTAAAGGAATATTTATATTTAATCTTCTTAAAATAAATCCTATTTGGGAGATCAACTCAAAAAATCCTGCTACTACTAACTTTGGATCTTATGATAGAGTTGAGAAGGAGGTTTGTTATTTAGATATTGCAGAAGCTAAAATGTTAAAGTTTAGTTAATATTTTTTTTATCTCATTTATTACATTTAGATTTGTCCTATAAATAATTTAAAACCTTAAAAAAATGGACAAACAAGAAATTTTAGCAAAATTAGAAATTTGCATTTCTATTTTAGAAAACACCGACAATATTTATGTGCGTAAACAATTAGAGTACATTGCTGAATCATTAGTAAAAGATTGGAATCAATCGGATGCTTATGCTCAAGAAATTAGAGAAGTATTGAATTACGATCAAACTATGACTAATCTAAATAATATATGGACGAAATAACCTTACAACAGATAGAATCTTTAGAGCTAATATTAAATAGCCAACAAAGAAGATTAGATATAGCTATAAATGAATTAAAACAATTAGCTAAAATTGAATCCAATTTTATTACCTTTGGTTCATTATCAAATCAAGATCAATTAGACAAAGAATTAATCCTTGAAAAATATTTATAATGAAGGAGATTAAAAAGTTTGACAAATGGATGAGAAAAACAGTACAATCCATTTACTACTACGATAACGAGAAAATGTGTAACGCATATCAAAAAATTAACAAATGAGCAATAGAACAAAAACAATAGAATCATTACCATACGACCAAAGGTCAGATGAATGGTTTAAAGCAAGGCACGGTAAATTTACTGCATCTACAATACACAAACTTTTAGGATCAAGAGGATTAGGTCAGACAGGAGAAACTTATGCAATAGAGAAGGCAATAGAGCAATTATATGGTCAATTAGAAGAATCATATCGAGGACCAGATATGCAGAGAGGTGTAGATTTAGAACCTTATGCATTTGCTAAATTTAAAGAGCAATATCCGGAAGCAACTGAAGCGTTTATGTTTCCATATGGTGAACACGCAGGAGCTTCTCCTGATGGTGTAGTTGGTAAAGATGCAATATTAGAAATAAAATGTCCAAGACCGGTTAAGTTTTTTAAAATTGTAGCTGATGAAAAGATTGATCCGGAATACATTGCACAAATGCAGTTCCAAATGTTATGTAGTAATTCATCTAAAGCCTATTTCTTTAACTATTGCGTTATTGATGGCGAGGAGTTCCATCATACAATTGAAGTGCCAAGAGATGAGGTTATGATTGATTTGATAAAAGAACGATTGGACCAGGCTATTGCAATTAAAGAAGCATACATTGAGAAGATAACTAATAACTTGCAACGATGAATCCAAAAGAAAGAGCAGAGCAATTAGTTAGTAATTTTTACGCAATTAATTCCAAATTAATAATAGTAAAAAATGGTTGTGATATGGGAGATAGATATAATTTAGTTATGCCAGTTGCAAAAAAATGTGCATTAATAGCAGTTGATTTTGCAAGAGAATTTATAACAGGAGATTTAAGCGAATCATTTGATAAAACAATGTATTTATTTGAAATTAAACAAGAGATAGAAAAGTTATGAATCCAAAGAGTAAGAACCAGGAAATGCACAAGCTCTATTGCTTATGCAGTTTATTGTTAGAGAGTTTAGATAGGTTAAAACCTACTACCGAAAGAATGATAAAATACCAATCCGACTTGATTGGATTTTGCGAGGAGTTAAATGATGTATTAGCAGATACTGCACCAATTCAAAGAAGCACGTATTTTCATAATATTACTAATAAAATTGATACGATTTTAAGAAGGGAATTTAATAAAGATATGTAATTATGAAACAACAAATTTTTATAGACGACATACACGAGTATGATTATGATGTGATTGACGATGACATACACGCCTTATATTTTCAAGGAGGACAATGGAATTCACATTTATTAGATACGGTAGCACTGGCGGTAAAAGATGATGGAAACGGTCTTAAAGTAAATTTTGACTTGAATGGTAGAATAGACTATGCAGAAGCAGAGCGTTTATTCATACTCCTAAAACTAATAAACCAACCAGCAAAATACGAAATAGCAACTAAAAAATTATTGTAATGGCAGATATAACAAAATGTCAAGGAACAGATTGTCCTAAAAAAGAAAGCTGCTATAGATATTTAGCATCGGTAACAGAATGGAGACAGGCTTGGTTTTGTGAATGTCCATTAAAAAATGGTAAATGTGATTACTATTGGGAATATTGCAGTAATTGTCATCAATACAATGGCACACATAAAATGAGTTGTACAACGCAAAAAATACAAATAAACTTATGAAAAAAAAATTTACAAATTGGCAGAGAATATTAAGGATTATGAATTTCAATTATAAAAGAGGGATTAATTCAGAACGAGTAAACGAAATATATAGAAAAATTAATTTAATACGATTAGAAAAATGATACAAATAGCAGCAACGATTTTAGTAATGATTTGGTTAGGAATGGAAGCGGTTAAATATTATGGCGGAGAAGTTGTAATTGCACCGATAAAAGGCTTAATGTTTGGAGCTTTATATAACAATGATGAAGGAGATGATGATACAGAGCATACGGTACAATTATTATTTTTTATATTTTCTGTTAATTTCATTTGGATAACTGAAGATTAATTATATCTTTGTAAAAGATGTAAGGCTTGGGCATCACAATTCCGAGTCATAAATAAATTAAATGCGATGAGCAATAGAACAAAAGTGTTTACAGGAACAACTAAAAATCCTGCGAGTAAATTTTTAGATTGGAAGTCAAACGATAAGCAATTTGCTTACTACGACAAAGAACAATCAAAAATGATTGAGGTTAAATTACCTTTGAAATTTGTATTTCTTGATGAACTACATACGGTAAAAGGTTGGAATGATGCTTCATCTTCTGGAGTATATGCAAATGAAGTTAAATTCATTTCAAAAGAACCAATGACTGTAAAGGCATTTAAAGGCGGAGAGATTGCAAAAGGTCTTTATAATGAGATTAAAGACAAAGCAAAGAATGCCGGAGGGCATTATGTGAAATCAATCTATATTATGTTAGAAGATGGATCACTTGCAAATATCCAATTAAAAGGAAGTGCAGTTCAATGTTGGGGAGAATTTGTAAATGCTAATAAAAAATTATTAACCACATCTTGGATAGTAGTTGATAAAGCAATTGAAGGAAAAAAAGGTGCAGTAAAATATACTACTCCATCCTTTTTAATTGGAGATGTATTAACAGTTTCTCAATCTAATGATGCAGATGCTAATTTTGACACATTAGAAGCCTATTTAAAGACCTATTTAACAAAAGTTGAAGAAGTAGATGCTTCTAATATTTTAGTTGAAGTAGAGGATGATTTAGAATTTTAAAAAATAACAATTTAATTAATAACAGGGTTTTAGTCTACACCTAAAAAACACCTTAATAGGCCATCTTAATAGATGGCCTTTATTATTACCTTTAATGTTTAGATAAACCTAAAAAAATAGGGTTTATGTTATGACAAAAAGTAAGGTTATAGACTGATGAAATAATTTTAATTTAAGGTTAAAACCTTAAATAAATGTTAAAAAATTAGTTAGATTAAAATAAGTTTATAATATTTGCAGAAGTATTAACTAACACAAAAAAAATGAATGATTATCAAAAATTTTTAGAACAAAAAAAACATTCAATAGGTAACTTTGGATTTGAAGCAAATTATATTCCAGATATTGCTTTTGATTTTCAAAAATTTATAATTGAAAAAGCTATTAAAAAAGGTCGTACTGCTATATTTGCAGATACTGGATTAGGTAAGACTTTAATACAATTATCAATAGCTAAAAACATTGTTAACGATACTAATAAAAATGTATTAATATTAACTCCTTTAGCAGTTGCTTTTCAATTTATATTAGAAGCTGAAAAATTAGGAATAGACGATATTGAATACTCAAAAGATGGTAAGCACACAAAAAAAATAGTTATTTGTAATTATGAAAGATTACACTATTTTAATGAAAATGATTTTGTAGGAGTTATTTTAGATGAAAGTTCAATTCTAAAAAACTTTGATGGTAAAATCAAAAGTCAAGTAACTGCATTTATTAAAAAAATACCTTATAGATTTTTATCAACTGCAACTCCTTCTCCAAATGATTTTATAGAATTAGGAACAAGTTCCGAAGCACTTGGATATATGGGATATATGGATATGTTAGGAAAGTTTTTTAAAAATAATCAAAATTCAGTTGATAGCAATAACCGTAATATTGGCGAAAAATTTTATCTTAAGCCTCACGCTGAAAAGGATTTCTTTGCTTGGGTTAATCAATGGTCAATTATGGCAAAGATGCCAAGTGATTTAGGATTTAGTAATGATCGTTATAAACTACCAAATTTAATAGTTAATAAACATATAATAGAAAATCAAAGTTTATTTGATATAGATGGTCAAATGAGTATGTTTGTTCCTATTGCCAAATCAATGACAGAAGTAAGACACGAACAAAAGCA